TTGTCATAGAAACGAATCTTGTTATACCCTTCGTCCATCCAGTTGCGTACAGTTGGAAGACCCTTCTCGTCTGCAAAAGATGCAATTCCAGTTAGTGATGTTCCAATGCGACGGTTACGTTGCATGATTCCGTTAGTCTGCTGCCAGTGAGTTGGAAGAAGTGTCACAGTCTTTCCATATAGGTAAGCAAACTTCAGAGTGCGTAGGAAGTCTTCCTTGGACTCGTGACGGTTTAGGTGTACCTCAACCAGAGTACAGAGCTCATAAGACTCCAGTGGCTGTTCTGCACATGGATTAAAACCTACTACACGATAGTCTGCACCATCTGGCTGATCTGCCAAACGTCCGTAGTTACGAGCAACGTCTAGCCAAATAAATCCTGGCTCACCATTGTCTACAATGCGATCTACATACTTTGAGTAATCCATTCCTACAGTAGCAGAAATAGAGTTGTTGCTCATCCATGCCCATCCTGGAGCATCTGGGTCATAGCTGTTACGCTCTGGGAAAGCTTCTGCATTTTTTAGATTTAAGAAATCATCGTCGCCCTCTACACCCAAAGCTAGAGTTGCAGAACGACGAACGTTTCCAGATACAACACAGGTTCCAATAAGGTTAATGATATCTACAATTGCACGAGAGTCTAAGGTCTCTCCAGCACGTCCACCAATCACTTTACGAATCTGCTCATGAAGTTGCTTTAATGGTTCTGGACCAGAGGCGGTTCCTCCAAATCCCTTAATTGGTGCACCCAAAGGTCTGATAAGTGAGTAGTCTAGCTCTTGAACATTTTGGTTTGATCTTAGGAATGAGTTAAGGAGAAGCCTTGTTGCTTCTACCCAGCCCTCACGGGTGTCTGGAATCTCGTAGACTGTCTTTGGCTCTACTGGTGTATGAATTGGCAACGACTTGTCTTGTCCAAGGGTGTCAAAGCCAACACCAATACCAAGCATAAGGGCATCCATTACCCAAGCAAACAATGCACCTGGATCATTCTTGTCTAGATCTTTTGTAGATACTACAGCACAGTTTTGTAGTGCAGCTGAGTTACGCTTTTCCATTGTAAGTGGTGTTCCAAATGTCCACATACCACGTCCTGGTGGTGTCCACTTTAGGTTAAACATGCGGTCAAAGGCTTCTTGTGCTGACTTCTGAGCCTTGTAATCATTCCATGGTAAACGGTTGTCTTTAGCATGATTTTTCTGGACAGAATACATGCCCTCAATAACTCTCTTACAAACTTCATACCAGCGTTCTTTAGTTCCATCATCTTTGATGCGAGAATAGGTTCTGGCAAAAGTAATTTCTCCAATGGAGTTTTCCCCTGCATCTCTGAAACCAAATGGTGCCTCTACAGTGCTGTATTTTTCAACAAAATCTGTTGGTAAGCTGAAGGAGAAAAAATCGGACATAAAATTGTTACCTTTCGAGAGTTAGATTAGAGATCTATTATAGCATAGTGTTTTCAGAAATACAAAACGCTCCCTAAAGTTTTAGTTGAGAGTTTTGTAATATAGAAAAGGGGAAGGATTTTTACCCTTCCCCAATTCTATTTTTATAGCTTATTACTTTACTAGCTTTACCTTTTTGGTTGGATTAGCTTTGTTCCAACGCTTAGCAAGCTTGTTGTACTTCTTTGCAGTTACCATAGCAGCAACCTGAGCCTGAAGCACAGCAACCTGTCCAGCAAGATCTGCAACAGAGATGTTTGAAATAACCTCAGTTGCTGGCTTTGCAAGGCCTGCTACAGCAGACGCAGTAATTGTGTTAGCGATTACTGTTGTACCTGCAGTTGCGGGAGCAGTTAGAGTTGCCTCGTAACGCTTGTCAGTTGCATCGTAAGAGAACGCACCAATTGATCCACGAATTACTGTGGATGAAATGCTTGCGTTAGTTACAGCATTACCAAAAACGTCAGTTACAGTTGCAGTAACTTCTACGGCAGCACCTAGACCTGCAACTGTTGGAGCAGTTACTTTTAGGTTATATGCAGAGCCTGCAGTGCCCTTAACGTAGTAGGTTGTTGTGTTACTGTTTGCAGTAACTACAACAGTTCCAGTTTCGGTAGTAGTTGTGTAAACGTAAACATCAGCGGTTGTTCCTGTGCCAGTTGCGATTGTTGCTGTAGACACTCCAGAGTCGACCTTTACGGTGGTAGAACCAGAAGTAACAGCTGTGACAATCTTTGCATTGGTTGCAGTCACAACAACATTGCTGCCAGCAGTTACGCCAGACAGAGAAATGCGAAGTGAGTCAGCAGAGCTTACGTCATTATCAGATGGAACGGGGAGTGCAATTGCACTTGCAGAGGAGGTTCCTGCAGAGGCTGGAGACGCTCCAGCAACCGTTAGTGTAGCGGATGATGCATTAGCAGGAACAGCAATTAGCATGGTTCCTACTAGAGCTACTGCAGAAGCAATAGCAATTAGTGGCTTCTTAAACGAAGTCATATTTTTGGATCTCCTTATTTTAGATTATTTCGAAACTATCCAGATAGTCTTTTATGTCTTTCGGGATAGGCTTATAGTGTATCACATTGTCTTTATCGGTGTCAAGCTGGGGCTTTGGCCTATCTCTAAAGGTATGGATTTCTACCTCAAGATTTTGATCTTTTGACGTATGTGAGATTGCTCCAAAAATAGCTCCGCAAACGGCATCTGCAAGGTCTTTAGAGGACTTTCTTGGATGATCAACCCTGTTATTTTTCATAATCTTTAGCTCGGTAAGCTCTTCAAACAAAAGCTCAATGGCTGGCATTGCAAGTCTTTCTTCATACATTAACATAGCCATGTCTTCGTAGTGTTTCTTTGCTACGGATACTGTTTCAGTTCTAATACCCACAGACTTTAACTCATTCTGGATATCGAATGATTGCCAGCGGTCGAAGCTAACCATTCCAAGATCAAAACCCTGTCTACGTAAATTTTGGATCCATTGTTTTACCTCAGAAAGGTTCACTGGTCCTTCGACTCTTGGCTCCCAGTAGACAACAGCATCTACAACAACCATTGGAACTACTTGCTCGTAGTCTTTCATTACCTGGACAGATACCCATTTTTCTACGTGAGCAATTGCAACGGCACACTTGTCATGCTTTTGTGCAAGGTCAGCGTGTACAAAGTATTTTTTATTTGGGTCTGGTCTAAATGTTTCATCAAATCTTTTTGAAGAATCAATCGGATTCCTGATTGTCATGCAAGCCCTAACTTTTTCTCTTTGCTTAAAGAATGCATCGGATGAGAACGTTGGAACACATGCAAACCTTTGCATAGCATCCCCAATGTCTGTATAAAAAGCTAGCTTAAAGTCATCAATACTTCTTGTTGGATTTACCACCCAAGTTGGCCTCTTAAGTGCGAATACTCCTGGATACTTATATGAAGTAATTATATCTTCGTCCCATTCGATATCTAGGGAGTTGCCTTCTGCATTTTCTGGCAAGTCTGGGTTCATAATAAAGGTATGCTTTTTCTGAATGCTTTCTTTTTCAGCAATTACAGAATCATATCTTTGTGAGATAAAGTCTCCAGGAAAACGTGGAAAAGATAGCAAGGCTACCTTACCAAGGTCTGGAAATCGTGAGTCTACGGATGCACGGAAAGCCTTATAGATATTATCTGCGGTTTTACCTTGGTCGTTGCCCCCGCCAATCTCTTGAGCAAAACCAGAGATCTCGTCAAGGACTGCTAGGATAAGGTTAAGACCCTCATGGGACTCACGCTCAGAGTGTCCAGAGTAAACTGTGATAGCTTTGTCAAATTCTATTGACTCTGCTTTTGCATAAAACTTTCCAGCAAACCATGGAGATCTTTCTATCTTTGATTTAAATCCTTTGAAGAAAACGTTCTTAGCTTGCTGAGCATTAATCGCCACGTTAATGATATCAATTGCATCGCCACCTGGTTTTCCGAAGTATCTCGCTGGGTCCTTAAGACAAAGGAGTTTGTATACGATATAAGAACAAGCAACAGTAGACGTAAAATCCTTGCCAGATCCCTTACCAAGCTGTAGAATAACTTCATTTTTTGTGTATTTTTTATAATATTTAGTTCCCTCCTCTTGCCCCATTATATTAACTAAGTCTTCTAGCTTATAAATTTGACTCATGGCTTCCACAATGTCGTACTGAACATCAGACAGCGGTGGCTGGCCTAAATAGTCCTCACCCTCTACAAATGTTTTTGCATCAACTGGAGTCTCATCAAAGTTACTGTCCTTTAAGACCTCTAAAAATTCATCAAACATCGCTGACAATAGTGATTACCTCTTTGTCTTTTGAAACAGCAGACAGCCTACGCATGATCTCGTCTCGTATTTGCGGATGCTCTGAAGCAATATCTTTAAGAATGTTTACCAAGATGTCTTGCTTTCTTTCAATTTCTAACATCTCTTCCGCTAACTCTTTATTCTCAAGCAATCCAGCTTTCTGTAGCATGTCAATTCTTCGTGCTTCGATGTCAAGGACTAGCTTGATAGCAGCAGTCTTTGCACTAAGGTTTGCAGTTGTGGTTGCGTCATCAATAACTTCATAAGCTTTGTTAATTAGCTTGTTATAATGGGTGTCTGCTCCGACCAAAGCTTCTTTTGCTCTTGCACGAATAGCAGCATTGTCAGAAGCCATTTGCTTCCATTCGTTGATGTAGGTTACAACCTTTTGCCGTGGTATATCCAGTTCTTTGGATATCTGGGTAGCCTCACTGCCCTTAAGGTATTCTTCTACTACCTTGTTCACCCTGTCTAGGTGTTCAATTAGGTTATCTTCAGTTGACATTCTTTCTACCCCTTTTTATTGGTATTAGTTTAATTCTATCAGATCTAAACGATCTGCATGCAGAAACTGAGCTTTTGCTGAACTCAAAGCAGTCTATCCACTGAGCCCCAGTCTCTTTGTTTGTTACTAGGCTATCAAACTTAAATCTTGACCCATACTCCCCAGAAATTTTTATAATATCTCCAGCTACCACTAGCCTGTTCCCTACCTGTATCTCTTTAACTCTGTCGAACTTGGTTTCTCTTATAGGAGAAGACCTTCTTTTATTCACGAGGGGATCTTTCTTTGGCGATTTTTAAAAGGATTAGATATCCCAATAAGTCGTCAATCTCGTTATCGCCTGGCCAATCATGGCCATTCTGTATGCGTGAAAGCTTATCGTCAATGCGAACAAGAAGCTGTTCTACATTGTCTGTTTTTGAAAATATTCTTGAAGGGTGCAATGCCGAATCTCCATAAGATCTATTCTTAGAAATCAACAATTCTTTTACTTGGTCTGAAACTCTTTCAATATCTTTTTCTGTTTGTATACTCATCTTCTACTCTTTCTTAGTCCGAACTTTGCTAAATAAACATAGATGGTTTCTACGCTTGTGCCACATTCTTTTGCGATATCTTCTGGACTTTTTTTATCCATCCAATATCTTTTTTTAAGCCATGCTTCACTAGTATACAGCTTTGCTGCCATTTTTACAAACCAATCTTTCCTGGGTTGTTTACGGCATAGTGTCCAATTGCTATGGCGTCTGCCACATCGTTGTCGCTTATCTGCTTGTCATAGTAGGTATTTACAAACTTAATTGTTCTTTGCTTTCTAAATTCTCTCTCTATTGTTTTTAGGGTAGATGGAGCCTTGTTGGGATTGTTTTTTGCTACCTCCAATTTTTCTGGGGTCGTAAGCTTTTTGTTTCCTATAAAATTTTGCCAAGTAATAGGGCTGACAGATCCAAATCTTTTTACCCCAACAATTCTAGCTGCTCCAAGGAGACTACCTTGAACCAAGGCAAGGTCTGCTGCAGTCTTTGGACTATTCATAAACACTGTGTGCTCAATTACAATTGCATCAATGTCAAACTTTTCAAAGAAGGCTACTGACTTTCTTGCAGCATCTCCTACTTTAGAATAGGTGTCTGCCCCTTTAAAGTTAATCTTGCCACAGGCAACTAAAGACTTGTCATTAAAAATGGCAAAGGCTAAACTGTTGGTGCTGGCATCTATGGCACAAATATTTTTAGGGGTATCTATTAATAGATTAAGATTTACCATTAGATAACCTCTTTATGTCTTTTAGGGCAATAGATATATCAACTGGATTGATTAAGCACTTGCTACAAATCTGTTCATCATTATAGATTGATAAATTCTGCTCACACTTCTTACATTTTCTAACTTTACCAGCCCTACGGCTAATCCTAGAGAGCTGATATCTTTCAGTGATCTTTTGCTTAGTAGCCCCATCCCTACACTCAGGGGAGCAATATATTTGGTAAGAAACTTTTGTTTCAAAACTGTTGTCACACCATTGACAATGCTTCATCTAGCGGCTCCAAGGACTTAATCTTTATATCCCCAGATCCCGCCAAATCACAAGTTGCCCGAATAGGACAAGTCTTGCAAATTTTTGAATTAGACCTATAGTTTTTCTCTGGCAGGGTTTTATTTTCCCAAGCCTTTCTAACTGTTCTCATCCATTCAAAAGCGTTCTCTACCCACTTAAAAGAATACTCATTTAATTCTACAGGAAAAATTAAAAGTTCGTGATTGTTTTTGTTTTCATAAATCATGACAGCCTTACCCTTATTTAGAATTTTCATATAAATAAGTAGCTGAATAAGGTGACCGCCCTTTGGTTTTCCTGCAAGCTTTCTATACTCAAAAGCTTCGTTTGGCATGGTCTTGATTTCTCCAAGAAGATCCTGACCTTCCCAATCTAAAACAACATCCCCATATCCAAAAATCGGTGGATCTGAATATGTTATTTTAAATTCTGAATCTTTAAGAATTCCAGCATTCCCCATGGCCTCCTGGATTCTTTCATGCGACTTTGTTCCCGCAGTCATATTTGCTCCACCGTATGCATCTGCATTGTCTACAAACATGGCACCAGTAAAAGCAAGGTACCAGTATCTAGGACATTCTCCATGGGAGTATGCAATGGTTGATGGGGCAAAGCTTGATTTTGTAGTAAACTTATCTACACGATTGACAGTATATCCAGACCTAATCTTTTCTATGAGTGCTCCTTGATCCAAAAAGGATGGTCTAGAAACAATCTTTTGTTCTGTCTTTATCATTATTTGCTGTAGTAAACTTTTTGTCATTGGTTAAGCTCTTTTCTATATCCTTCTAGTATACACTATCTGGCGATATATTTCAAGGCTGAGACCAAGTTATTAATAGCTTCTGCGGCAGTATAGTATAGGTTTTTCTTGCCACGATCTGACTTATCTACATTAGCCATCCAAGTGGCCTTGAAGGCCATTTTAGCGGCTATTGCTTGCAACCTTACTATCTCAACGGTGACTACATGAATAGGAATATCTGGCTTAATAATTACTTTGGCAATAAAGGTGAGGGCTGTATTCAGCTCTTCATCTTGCATATACTCTGCAATTTCGGATAGTCCGTTGATTGAGTCAATAGTTGTTTGTTGTTGTTCCATGAGAATATTATACCTCAGATTCCTTGTCATATCCAGAGATGGCTAGCTTTTCTTTTGTTGTCGCACTTCCCTTACCAACAAACCAAGGTAGTAATTCATAGTAAAGATCTACTAAAAGATTTACGTCCTGAATCTGGTATTCCTTCATCTCTTTCCAGGCCTTTTTGTCCCCTGCCATACAGCGAATCCAAAGCTTAAAGCCAGAGTGCTTAACCTTAGCTCCAACATCTAGCTTTTGTGCAACATAGTCTAGCTTGTTTGATGGAAACAAAAAGTTAGCTTTTGTAATACTCATAAGGTCTAGATCTTTTGTAGGTGATGGTGGTGCCATCTTGTTCTCTAAAAACTCACGATTAATATGCTTGTGGTCAAAAGCTGCAGAGTTCCAGCCAACCAGCAAGTCTGCCTCGTCCATTAGCCTGTGTAGCTCTTTTAGCATTTCTTTCTTTCCATCGTGGTGGACAGACTTAAAGATTACTTTTTTGCCGTCTAGCCACCTTGCACCAAAGCAAAGCATTTCTGTGCTCTTAATAATTTGATCAATGCTAATGTTCTGGTCCCATAGGCCCCACGTATAAACCTGCATTGGTGTTGTTTCTATATCTAGTAGTAATATTTTCATTTTTATTTTCCTGTCAGTTCTTCTAGTATTGATAATTCTATAATTGCTAATCTTGTTTTTATGCCAGACTCCCCTAGCACAACTACGATTGCTGGATCATTATTATTTTTGATAGCGTCAGTAGTTGCTTTTGCCCATACATCTTTATTTAGAGTAAACGACTTGCCAACTTCTTTAAAGTCGATAGTGAAGTTTTCCCATGAGGCATCCCCCTTATGCAATCCTCTGCCAGAGTTCTTGTGCTGCTTAGCCCCCAACCTCTTGCTCTCACTTCTCTCGCTCATAATCTCTCTTTCGTTTTGGTTTTAAGCTTACATTTGTAAGATGTTTTTTAGAACACATCCAACTAAGAAGCTTGTCTTCTCCATAACAACGCAATGAGGTAACTTCTTCTTTGCAAGTATGGCAAGGAAATTTACCATTAATAACTATATATTTAGACATCTAGCTTACTTCTAATTGAGGCCTCTAGGTCTTTGTCTTCTTTTACCTTGTTTACAAATCCATCTCTACCCTGGACCTTAGAGCCGTCTGGGAGGATGTACCAGGCCCCAGAACGCTCTACAATGCCTAACATCTCTGCAGTGTCCACCAGGTCCCCAATGCCGTCTACGCCGATTGTGTCGCCTCTGAAGTAGAAGTCATATTCCCCAGAGTCTCCTGGGGCAGAGGTCTTGGAGTTCTGGACCTCCCATAAGACCCTCCTACCAATCTTTTGCTCAATCAGCTTGTCTCCAACTTTAATCTTTCCCTTAATGGCCTTAGAGTCTGATCCAGAAGAGAACAACTTGACTATTGTGGAAGACATGAACTGAGTCGTCAGACCTCCCGTAGGAACTGACTGTGTGTACATGGCCGTGATATTGTTTCTAGCCTGAGAAATGGCAATTATTAGAGCTGGCTTTTCACGATTGTTAGCATAGTTTAGCATCAACCAAGCATGCTTTAGGTCTTTAGACTCTGCACCAATTTGCTTAGTCTGATCCAAAGCTTTTAGCTCATCAGAATCTTTTTCAAAGTATACGGCTGGAAGAAGAGAGCTAATACTATCAATTACAATAATGTCCACTCCTGCATGTAGAAGTGCAACACCAACGTCTACCATATCATTTATACTTCTGGCTTCAGAGTATATTAGTTTAGATGTGTCTACCCCAAGCTTTTTTGCCCAATCCTCGTCATAAGACATCTCTGCATCTACCCAAGCACAAAGCTTTCCTTCTTTCTGTGCCATAGCAATTGTTTGTAGGCAGAGTGAAGACTTTGCACTAGACTTGCTTCCCCAAAGAAGAACCTGTCTTCCATATGGAAAGCCACCACCCAATGCTCTGTTAAGACCAACGCTTGGCGTAGGCTGCAATTCTGTTTTAACACCTACCCCAGAGCCAATTCTTTTTCTAATCTTTGGATCTAAAAGTGCAAAAGCTTCTTCTATAGTTGTCATTAAAACTTTACTCCATGTCTTTCTGGTCGTGACTTATTAAAACTAGTCTTATTGTTTAGAGCTACCTGTAGCTCTTGGTCGACATATCCATTATCCACCAATCCTTGGTATAAGTCAAGTGTTCTGATTATAATGTCTGCCATCTCATCAGCAACTTCTTGCTTCCCCTTATCTTTACGAATAGCTTCCATGACCTCTACCGCTTCTGATACAATCATCATTAGCTGTTTAGTGATAAAGATATCATCTACCTTTTCGGGCCAGAATCCTTTTTCTACTGCCGTGGTGTGAATCTCTTTTGCCATATCATCTAGCCTGTTATACATCCTGTACATCCTCCATAATTATTGTTCCATCTTTTGTTTTTCCGAAAGAGAAGCTGTATGCAGACCCCTCTTGAACTTTCATGTATGCCTTTGGAAAGGCTGTTGGAAAGACTGTTACTGAGTGCAGGTTTCTAGAGCTATCTGCAAGTGTTAGCGAAGCCATCTTCTTACCAGCCTTAGTGATTCTTGGCTTAAAGGAAACTACAAACATGTCATCATCCTTGTAAGGAAGTTGTTTGTATCCTAGGAATTTTACAAGGGCATTATTGGATTGTTTAATTTCATCCACAGGGATAGCAGTAACAATCCTATTGTTATCACATAGAAGGAGGTAACTCCTACCAGCCTCAATAGTTGTTTGCTCTTCATCAAATATGCCTACGCTTCCAGTCTTATCTAAGACTTCTACACGTGACCAACCTTTTCCACGCTTAATAGATTTTACCATACCCATTAAGACGAATGCCCCCTTTTCCTCAAACTCTTCTATTGGATTAATAAAGGCGTAGTAGTGAGAAGGAACTGTAATATTAAACTCTGGAAGGTTTAAGAACTCATAAAGATTTTCCTTAATCTCTTCCTCATTTCTTGGATTGTCCTCAAAGGTAGCTGCACCAATTACACGCAACGCCTGCAGAGATCTAGTATTTACCCCACTACCTTTGGCAAGGGTAAACTCTTCTAAATGCTTATAACTTTTGAATGGTCTTTGAGCAATATACTTTGCAGCAATGTTATCAGAAATAAACTTAATAGCGGTTAGCCCAAAGCGGATTCCTTTGCCTTCGATTTTAAAGTCAGCATCTGAATCATTAACGTGAGGAAGCTTAACAGAGATTCCCATACGCTTAGCTTCAATCAGATACTCCGTTCTAGTATCCTTATCTTTTTCATTCTTAAGAAGAGCAAACATAAACTCTAGTGGGTAGTAATACTTTAGCCATGCAGTCCAATACGATAGTGTGGAGTATGCTACAGCGTGAGACTTATTAAACGAATACCCTGCGTGAGCCTCAAAGTCATGCCACAGGTCCCTTGCAGAATTAGGGGCCATGAAGTTAGAGGCTCCGTCGATAAACTTATCCTTAAACTTGTCGAACTCTTTTGCATCTTTTTTCTTACCGATGATCTTACGAACCTGGTCTGCTTCCGCCATGGTCATTCCACCAAGCTCTGTACAAGCCTGCATAACCTGCTCTTGATACAAAATACATCCGTAAGTTTCCTGAGTAAATGCTTTCATTACTTGGTGGTGATAGCTAATGTTTTGCTTGCCATGCTTACGAGCAATGTAATCTTTTCCGATAGTGTTCATGGCACCTGGGCGAACCAGAGCATTAGATGCAGCAAGCTCGGCAAAGTTTTTAATACCCATCTTTACAAGTAGGTTGGTATAAGGAGTAGCTTCACATTGGAACACACCTTTGGTATATCCAGAAGAAAGCATCTCGTAAACTTTTTGGTCTTCCATGTTTACAGAAAGCAGTTCTAGTTTTTTGTTATGTCTTTGCTCAATAATCTTAAGAGTGTCTTGAAGAACACTTAAAGTCTTTAGGCCCAAGGCATCAATCTTAATTAAACCAATACGCTCTGCCTCTGCCATGTCTACTGCAACTACTGGAATTCTTTCTTCTGATCCAGGAGATGATCTGGTTTCCATTGGAGCATACCTAAAAATTGGTTCTTTAGATGTCACAACTCCAGCAGCGTGGATTCCTGTGCCACGAATTCTTCCTCGCAGCTGCTCTCCATATCTTTCAATCTCTGGGTACTTTTCACGGAACTCTGCAGTAGACTTTGATGTGCAGTATTCGTCCCATGTGTCTACAAGCTTCATAACCTTGTTAACGTCTGGTAGAGGAATGTTTAGCACACGAGCAATATCTCTTACGACACCCTTATCTTTAAAGGATAGGAATGTTGCAATAGAAGCTACGTGCCTATACTGACGAACAAGATAGTCCTTAACCTCTTCACGACGGTTATCCTGAATGTCTGTGTCGATGTCTGGAAAGTCATTACGTTCTGGGTTAATAAATCGGAAGAACAATAGTCCGTGTTTAATGGGGTCAATGTCTGTAATACCCAGGGCGTAGCAGAGTAGTGATCCAGCAGAAGATCCTCGTCCTGGACCAACCATAATGTCTTCCTTCTTTGCCCAAGCAATCATGCTACGGACAACTAGAAAGTAAGGGCCAAAGTTTTTATCTTTAATAATCTTTAGCTCTTCATCAAGTCTTTCTAAGTATTCAGAATTCCCTTCAAAACCTCTTTCTTTTAAACCCTCCAATGCTAATGTCTTCAGCTCTTTATCTGGGTCTTTGTATTGAACTGGCAGAAGGTTTAGGTGGTCTTGAATGTTATAGTCTTCAATCTTATTTGCTATCTCAAGGGTATTGTTGTACATGTCGTCTCTGTCGATACCCTGAGCCTCCATGGCAGAACGCATTTCTTCGTGAGATAGCAGGTGAATCTCAAACTTATTAAAACTCATCTGTCTATCTGCACCATACAGATAGTCCAACCTGTCCATAAGGTTGTCAAACTTCTTAGACTTATCGTATGTGGCATCTTTCTCAACCTTATTAGAATAAGTATTAAGGATAAGTTTTAGCTCTTGGATTTCTTTTTGCTCTGGACCAGAGTGGTGACAGTCTGGAGTTACTACAGGCTTGATATTAAATTCATCTGCCAACTCTAAGATTGTCTTATTCATCTCTGGTGGATTATGTGGCATTACTTCTAGGTAATAGTCGTCACCAAAGGTATCTTTACACCACTTAATGTGTGTCTTTGCAAATGCCAGATTGCCTGCCTCAATTGCTTTAGCCAAAACTCCACTAAGGCATCCAGAGGTAACAACAAGACCCTCTTTGTACTGCTCTAATACCTTCCAGTCAATTCTAGGCTTTTTAAAAAAGCCTTCTGTCCAAGCAATTTCATTTAGCTTGTTTAAGTTTTCTAAACCCTTTGGGTTCTTGGCGAGAAGGACAATGTGGTTGTAAACAAGATCCAATGGTCCTGTTCTCTCGTCTTTATCACGACGGTCAAAACGATCCTCCGTTATATATCCTTCTACGCCAAGTATTGGCTTAATGTCTTTTTCTTTTGCAGCACGATACATTTCTCTGTGACCAGACAAAGAACCGTGGTCAGTGATTGCAATAGCAGACATCCCAAGTTCAGATGCACGATCTACATACTCTTGTGGAGTTGCGATTC